CCCTGCAACCTTATATTGCTTTTCAGGATTTGCATCATGGCCGTCACTGACCTTGCACCGGAATACAGCGCCAACCAAGATGACTGGCAGATGATCCGGGATGTGCTGAAGGGAGCCAAGGCTATCCGAGAAGGCGGCCAGAAGTATCTACCTCAGCTTTCAGGCATGAGTTATGGGGAGTATGAAGCGTATAAGAAGCGGGCGCAGTTCTTCAACGCTTCTGCCCGCACGTTAAACGGCCTTGTCGGTATGATCTTCCGCAAGGAACCGGAGATTATCTTGAACGGGGCTGAAGTGTTGCGCCCTCAGCTTGAAACCTGCACCGTTGATAACCAACCATTTACTGTTTTTGCTCGCGCCATTGTCCGTGAAATTCTAAGCATGGGTCGCGTAGGCGCATTGGTAGACGCGCCTACCAACGGGGGCACGCCCTACTTCACCACTTACATGGCGGAGAATATTACCAATTGGCGCAACATGCGCGACGATAACGGGCGCCTTGTTGCTAACCAAATCGTGCTGAAAGAAGATTTCCTTGTAGATAGCCAAACTGGTTTTGGCTCTGAGGAAGTGACCGTCTACCGAGAACTCTATCTTGACGAGACGGGCATCTACCGCCAGCGTCTTTGGCTCCCGGTCAAGAGCAAGGACAACAGCACTTCCTATCAGCCTGGAAGCGAAGTGTCTCCTATGCTGGCTGACAGTGGCTTCTTCCGAGGCGAGATGCCCTTCATCTGCTTCGGACCTATGAAGACAGGCATGAAGGTGCAGCGCCCGCCTATCTTGGATATCGCTGAGTTGAACGTCCTGCACTTCCAGCGTAGCGCGCAGTTGGCCCATGGTCAGTTCTACACTGCAACGCCAACCTATTGGGCGATTGCGCCTAACCTTGGCGATGAATTGCCTGAATACCGGGTTGGTCCTAATACCGTTTGGCTCGTAGATCAGCCTAACTCTTGCGGTATTTTGGAATACCGTGGCGAAGGGCTTAAATATCTTGAATCTGCTTGCACGCAACTTGAATCGCAAATGGCAAGCCTAGGCGCTCGCCTCGTGGTTGACCGCAAGAACACGGCGGGAGAATCCAATCAGGTTGCAGAGATGCGGGGCAAGGGGGAGACTTCCTTGCTTTATGAGATTGTAGACAGTGCAGAGAAAGGCCTGACAGAACTTTTGAAAATCTGGGTCCGGTGGAACGGGCGTAATCCTCAAGGCGTTGAAGTCAAGTTGAACCGTGATTTCGTTGATGCGGCGCTGGAATACCGCACTTGGTTGCAGTTGGACAGGGCACATGCAGCGGGTAATATTGATGATGAGACGTATTATCGCGTGCTATTTGAAGGCGAGATGCTTCCGTCCACATATGGCCCGGCCCAGGTCAAGAAGATGATTGACATGGCGCCGCAGTTGCGGGCAGATATGGCGCAAGAAGCACCCGCATAGGGCGGTGCCGTTCGCTTTTAATTTTAGGTAATCATGACACAGCCCAACTTCATGAAACTGGTCAACCCTGAAGTTGGCTTTCTTCCTATGAACATCGAATATGCGGCGAGTCTTAATCTGCCTTTTGTGCAAAAGGATGCGCTGGCCGATCTGAAAGGCGTTGTTGTCTGTGGCACAGCGCCGTCTTTGGTCAAGGCGTCTTCCCTGCGTGAGATTAAGCGGCTACAAGGTCTAGGCTATAAGATTTTTGCGGTTAAGCAGGCGATCCGTATCCTGCCGGAATATGGTATCATCCCTGATTTCTCTGTGGCGATGGACCCCGGAGAAAAGCAAATTAAGAAGACGCCCCTTGATCCACGCGTCACATATTTTGTGGCAAGTTCATGTCATCCAAGAATGTTCGATTATCTTTTAAAGGGCGGCGCAAATGTGGTGCTTTTCCATTCTGCTTGCGGTGCTGCATCTGAAAATCTATGCGAAATGGAAATCTATGAAAAATACTTTCCAGAAAATTGTAGCTATGAGAGTGTGGCTAGTGGCGGGTTTACCGTTGTAAACCGCGCTGTTGCTGTTGCTAGTTGGATGGGTGCCAAGCGCATTTGCATTGCAGGGGCGCCTTTTGGCTGGCGTGAGGATGAGGACTACTACGCGCCTACGGTTACTGAGCCTGCGGGCAACGCCTCAGGCCCTACGCTCGATGACCAAGCCCGAGTAGACGGCAAGCGGTGGTATTCCAAGGCAGACTTGCTACCCAGCGCCATGTCCCTTGCTCGTAAGGCTAAGGCCAGTCCAGGCAAGTTCGATTTTATCGGTGACAGCCTCGCGGCCTCTCTGGCCGCAAAGTCAGATGCTTTCCTAGAACGTGTTATTCCAAGCGGGAGTTAACCCCGCTTTTTGGCCCGCTGAGCCTGCGCGATGTTATCCACCGCGTTCGGATAGGGTCGGCCTGCCTTTTCAGCACGGCGCTTGGCTGCCGCTTTGTCTTGCGGGCTAAGCGCCGTGGATCGCTTGCGGGGGTTCTTCTTTTCCCAAAGTGGCTTGTCCATCACTTCTTCCCCTTTTTATCAGCGGCTTCCATTTGCCGCACCAACTTACCAGACCATGCTTCGCCAGCACGCCCGCCCCAAAGATTGATAGCGATTGCTCGCGCACTAGGGCCACCATCGGCTGGTTTAGCTTGCGGCGCATTGCCGTGCCGGTCAAAAAAGGCTTTCATACGTTTAGCCGTTTCGGGCGAAATATCCTTGCCTGCGGCCAATGTGGCAGCGCGGGCCACGCCAGAGCCAATGCCCTGCTTGCCTGCTTCTGCGGTAGTCAGGCCACCACGCCCATACTTACGGCGCTGTTCGAGCCCACGCTCAGCAGCGCTCTGCACGCCTTGCGGCGGCGTAAAATCAATTTTCTCATACTTCTTCGGCGGAGCCATGGCTTTTCCCTCATAAGGGTGTTGCATTTACCATATACAATGATCTAGGCACTAATAGTCAACCGTGCGGCTGAGCCGCGCCCGTATATCGCATCGGTTAACTGCGATCTCCTGTGGAGAATTTTCAATATGTTTATCCGGTCCCTTCAGAACCAAATGAATTATAATGCAGAAGGCGGTGGCGGTGCCCCCGATATTGCGGCTCTGATTGCCGCTGAAGTGGTAAAGGCCACCCAAGGTCTTAAGTCAAAGAACGACGAACTTCTGAACGAGGTCAAGGCCGAGCGCGAAAAGCGCAAGGCTTATGAAGTTCAGATTCAGAGCATGGGCAATCAAGAAGACAACAACAAGGCCCGCGAACTTATGGAGCGTATGCAGGCCGATGCGGACCTTCGCATGATTGTGGAGGGCGGCAAGGCAGCGTTTGAGGACGTGCTTACTCGCCGCACTAAATCCGTGGTCGGGGCTGAACGCGCCGCCAAGGAAGCCGCAGAGCGGGCAGCGCAGGAAGCCGCCGCACGGGCAGACGCCGCGCAAAACCGTTGGCGCTCTGAGCGGCTGAACTTTGAAGTGACTTCCGCCGTCAGCAAGGCCAAGGCACTACCGGAGGCCGCCGAATATATCCGTATCAAGGCCGAGCAGATGTTCCACCTTGACGATGAAACGGGCAAGCCTGCTTTGCGAGAAGGCGTTGACGTGATCGACCGCAGTGGTAATCCTCATACGCTCGATACGTGGGTGGAGTCGCTACGCGATACCAACCCGTTCTTCTTCGGCATCCCTTCTGGCGGTGGCGCTGGCGGGGGCAATGGCCGAGGCGGCGACCGCGCTCCGGTTAGGATCAACGCCACTGACGCCAAGGCAATCAGCGGCAATCTTGAAGCGATTGCGTCTGGCAAGGCAGTGGTCGCGTAAGCAAAAACAGATGCCTACGGGGCCTAAAACCCCGTAGGTATTGACTTTGTAGTTTACTTTACCATAAGAAAAGAGCGTTTACATTTCTTGCCCTTGTGGGGTCGAAATTAATTCCCGCCTCCCTTGTGGGTTGTGCGCGGTTCGCGGAATCCTTCGGGTTTCAACGGCGGGAGTGCCGGTAAACCCTATAAGCACAGGAGATTACTATGCCCAATAGTTTGTCAAACCTCATTCCCCGGCTTCTCGCTCGTGGTCTTCTTGCTCTACGCGAGCAGGCGATCATGCCGCGCCTAGTCAACCTTGATTATTCGTCTGAAGGTGCGATGCGTGGTTCCACCATCGACATTCCGATCAGCAACACCTTTACCGCCACCGACGTTGCCCCGTCCATGACCCCCGCTTCGGCTCAGGACAGCACCCCCGGCCTCGTGCAGATCGCCCTTGACCAGTGGAAGGAAGTTCCCTTCTTCATCACTGACAAGCAGCGTATGGAAATCATGGAGAGCGAATCCTTCCTCCCCATGAACGTCTCCGAGACTGTTCGTGCCCTAGCCAACTCCATGGACGGCTATATCCACAGCCAGTATGTGGACGTGTATGGCTACGTGGGCGTTGCTGGTCAGACCCCGTTCAGCACCATTGCTGACGTGGTGAATGCTCGTGCGGCTCTAAACCGCCAGCTTTCCCCCATGGGCAACCGCCGCATGGTCCTGAACCCGGATGCCGAGGCTCAGCTACTTCAGATTCCTGCTATGTCCGATCTGGAAAAGACCGGCGATCAGGAAGTGAAGATCGAGGGTATGCTTGGCCGCAAGTTCGGCTTCGACTTCTTCCAGTCCACCAACGTCGTGACCCACGTCGCTGGCACCGCCGCAAGCATCACCGTGGCTTCCACCACGGCCCTTGGCGCTACCTCGCTGGATATCATCGCCTCCGTGGCAGGCACCCTGCGCCGTGGCGACGTGTTCAGCATCGCTGGCAACACCCAGACCTACGTGGTGACTTCGGCCAACGCTACCTACACCAGCACCAAGACTGCTATCTCTATCAGCCCTCCGCTGGTGGCGATTGCATCTAGCGGTTCTGACGTGGCCAAGCGCGCTTCGCATGTGGTCAACCTAGCCTTCCAGCGCGAGGCATTCGCCTTCGTGAACCGTCCGCTGGCTGGTGTCGGTTCTGGCCCGGAACTCGGCTCCATCATCTCGCAGATGACCGACCCGGTGTCTGGCCTGACCATGCGTATGGAAGTGACCCGCCACAACAAGCAAGAGCGCTTTGCTGTGGACGTGCTATACGGCGCCAAGGCAGTCCGTCCTGCCCTCGCCGTCCGCGTCGCTGGCTAAAGCCAAGCGGCCTAATACAAGAAAGCCGGGCAGAAATGCCCGGCTTTTTTTGTTGGCTGGCGCTGTCAGGTAGAGGGTGTTGGGTCTAGTTTTTCAGGCCAATGCGCCGTTTGAGCGGGATATTTTGCACGAAAATCTTCTAGAATTTGCACCATAGTAATCAGTCCGGCATCAAGAGTTTTAATCCGGTAACTGAACCAGTCGCGTCTATACGGATCAATTCCCGCGCAATATGCGTCGTAAAACCAACGCCCTGGGCCTTCTGTGCCCTTCGGAGCACTCAAAAACAAAACTCGTCCTTGTCGGTTTGCTAGTGACGGGCGAATGTGGTCGCGCCAAATTTCTTCTGGCATGTGCGCCGCGTGTTCGAGCACGGCAAAATCAATATTTAACCCACAAAAATAAGAAGTTGATTCGTCACCGAACACCCGGATCGTACTCCCGGTAGGTTTCAGCACTAAAGACATATCGTGGTCGTTTACATTTTCAATTATCTCTTTTGGAATAGTGTCTAGCAACGGGTTCCACATTTTTGAGCGCGCCAGTTTTCGAGACCGCACCACGTAAATTACCATCCCGTTCTTGATAGACATAGCGGCGCGAAAAAGTTCGTGCATGGCAAGAAATGACTTGCCGGTAACAATACCCGCTGCGACTACTCGAAAGCGACTCTGGTTCGAGAACACATGTTTTTGCCACGGCAGCATTTGTGGCCCGTTCAGGGTTAGTTGAGGCGAGGTGTGTTGGGGTGTATCTGTCACTGATCTATTCCCTTTTTTGTTGGTAGAGGCGGTGGGATTTGAACCCACAATGCCGTGAGGCCATCAGATTTTGAGTCTGACGCGTATGCCAGTTCCGCCACGCCTCCTTAAAACTAACCCCACTGCGCTGCCATCGCCGTTGCAATACCCGTGAAAGTCTTGGATCGTTCTTTCCACCGATCAGGACTCGGGGGCATCCGATGGACGCGAGCTTCGCGCCCAGATACGATATTAGTCGGAACTAGGTTAGGCAACCCCTTCAACCACAAGCAAGTTGCTTTTGTTTCTCCGTGCCCGAATTGCCATGGTTGGATAATCTGATTTGGCTTACGAACCCTAGAAGAAATAATGCTAACCGGGTTCTCCAGAGCGATTCTAGCGATTGGAGCATCTAATAAAGCACGCACAAAGAGAAGGGCTTCTTTCTGTTCTTCTTGCTTCTCTTTGAACCATCTTGCGCCTGATACAGCTAGATGTGTGCAAGGGGGATGGGCGATCAGCAAATCCCACCCATCCTCTAGGATAGAGAGAACGTCTTGCTGAAAATGTTTTCCAGGGGTTTCAGTAGGGAGCAAATCACAAGACCACGCGTCATGCCCACGCTCTTTGAACGCGTCCCTTACAACGCCACTAAACTCACATGCTACCAAAACTCGCATCGCTTTCTTTCCTTTTAAGTTAAAAGCATTCATATCCCGTTTCGGTGGTATAGAACACCCGCTTTATCCCGAAGTCAGCAATGCACTTAGCGCAACCTAGACAGGGTTTAGCATTGCCCAAAATAAATTGCTCTCGTTTCGTGCTAGAATATTTGACCCGGCACACATATAGGTCCGCTTTTTTCAAGCTGTCTACGTCCACAACACGCAAAGCATTGAAAATGGCGTTTGTCTCTGCGTGCCAAAAAAGAGATTCAGGATTTTTCCCAAATTTGGCTTGGAACGGATGCGTCCGCATCTGGTTAGCACCAAACGATATAATCTCTTTGCCACGCACGATGGCAGCCGTCATGCGTGAACTTTTAATCGGAGCTACGTCTTCCGCAAGCGCACCCAGCGTATAAAAAATATTCTTGTGCATTTGTGTGCCTTTAAGTTTGGTATAAGCGGCAGGACTCGAACCTGCACCCAGCCTGTTATGAGCAGGCCGCTCTACCTAATTAAGCTACGCTTACTCTTCATCGTCTTCGTCGTCGTCTTCATGCTCGCCGTTTAACACGGCCATCTTGGCTTGTTCAAAAGCAAACACAAGCTCCATGTTGCTGATACCCCCCGCAAAGCACATACCCATGTCGCCGTCATTGTCGAAAAAGACAATGGCGGCCTTGGCAACGCCAATCTCAGCAAGGCGCTCTGCCTGCGCCATCAACTGCGACCTAGCGACTTCCTGCTTCTTGCGGGGCATATGTTATCCTCTCAGCGCGGCTTGTAGCCGCAGTCCCAAAGATAAGAGTCAATCTTATCCAGCGCATTCTTGGTGAATGCCTTGGCGTCAGAAAACTCATTTACGAACGTCAAATCAAATCCCATTTTATTCAGGTTGCCTTCGCTTCGCGGCTTCTTGGCAAAGACTTTCCTCCACCAAGGCATATTGGCCTGTGGGTCTACATCTGGCCGAGTGACCTTAACCATAAGGCCCGCCGAGAACATTTGCACCATATAATATTCGTTCTCAAACCGAATATCATCAATGACGACTGGAACGCCTGCGGCAATAGACGTGTGGATTTTGGAAGAAGCCACTTCAACCCAAAAATCTTCACCCATGCAATCGCGCGCCCACTGCGTTCCTAGCGTCTGCATAGCGTAGCGCGGCGTGTGTCCTGAGAGCCAAGGCGAGGCTTCCCCCTTGGAAGAACCCTCGATGCGTCGGGTAATCCCTTCGTCGTCAAGGCCCTGATAAGCCAAAAGAGCCCTCAACATGGCCTTTAGGCCATCAGCCATCTTGATCCGTGTGAAGCCCCGCTCGTAGATCAGCGCCTCTGCAAGCGTGCTTTTGCCTGCTTGCACATAGGGGCTATAAAGACCGATAACCGGAACTGGCTTAAACTTTTCCATAGTTTGCCTTCACCCCCACTCGTGGTTTATTTATGGCCACAGCGTCACCCCTAAACCAAGCAACGCCTGCGTCGTCTACTTCGACCAACTCGGGAGGTAATAGCACACCCCCACGCCATGTCAACACTGCAAACCCTGGCCGCGAATAGGAAGGCGCATCTTCAGCATATTCAAAGGCAGCATGGCGCTTGTGGCTCAGGAAGCCGCATTCTACGCCCCACCGACGCCCCCTGTAATCCTCAATGGGTGTCACTGTCAGGGCATGGGTATGCCCTGTCACCATGGTCACGCCTGCTACTACGGCGTTGTTGCGGGCAGCGCCTACGCCTTGGCGATGCTTGTGCTTGATAACCGTGTGCCCGCCAAGGATGTTTGCGTTGACGTGTAGGGACCACGACATTTTCCAATTCGGGAAATGATCGTGGAGGCGAAAGCCGCTGATACCCTTATAGTCTGAAGCCGTCAGAGCCAACTTATAATCAAATCGTCGGCAGTGGTTCCCGACCGTATAGAACTTAGGCGTCCCTGGCAGCAAAAGCCCTTCGATAGTAGCTAGGACTTCTTGACAGGCTTCGAGTTCTGATTTCACATCAGGCTTGCGCTCCCAACCCAAAGGGGGATGGCGAGAAAGCCCGGCGCCGTCAAAGAGGTCGCCGTTCATCACAAAGAAGTCAGGCCGCAAGGTGGGCAAGAGGGCATAGAGGGCTGCTTCTGCGGCTGTCACCCCATCCCCAGGCCACTTGTGGCGGTCGCTCACAATGACTGCGGTGCCGTCTTCGATAAAGTGGTTTTCCCGCAAAGGGTATGCGGTATCTCGTTCAGTCAAGTCATCCGTGATAGTGGGCAGCACGTAGCCTAAAGACTCAAGTCGGCTGCGCCTTGCGTGGACGTTGCGGATATGGATGCCAAGAGCTTTAGCCGTTTGGGTAGGAGAAAAACCATTTTCAACCCAAATGCGGGCGAAGTCTTCGGCTGACGTGACTTGCACTCAAAAACCCCTGTTTTACTTCAACATCTCTGCCGCATCAAAAGGCAACGATGCTAATCGCTTCGCCCATCCGCGACCGTGATTAGGCCACGTAGGCATTTTGGTCATTGCGTCAACGCGCATAGCATGGAAGCGTTCTGCCACGCCACTAGAAAACGACGCGGCGATGGTTTTAGGCCCGATAACCCCATCAACTGCTACATTCGCGGCCCCTTGAAGCCACCGAGAAGCAGCACCAACCCCGTTGTTTACTGCTGCATCAAAGACAAGAAGGGCTAAATCTGGCGGCAGTGAAGAACATTTTACCTTGTCCCAATAATCAGTTTGGTAAATATCTTTAGCCTGAGCAAGCGTCAGATTAGCAATGTCGATATGCGGGTATGCCCGTTTGCTAATGCCGTACTTGGTTTCACCACCTCTGTCGGCCAAATCATTTACATATCCACCTTCGTGGCCGATCAGAATCTCAAAAGCCTTATCAAATGCTGTCATGTGATTTTAAGAGACTTACCCTCGTTGTAGCGCGATAGCATGATATCAATAATCCGAGGACCGGAGTAGGATACGGCGATGATGACTGCGAAATTTGGAAATCCGGTCAAAGCAAAATAGTCAGCGATGCCTTTACCAATAACGCCCATGGCAATAGCGAGGGGGACTTCCCAAAGTAGGTTCCAGCCGCTCGGCCTACGGGCCGAGGTAGCAAGGGCTAAAAGGCGGCCCAGGATACCCATGGCCCCCGCAATTGCGCCATGAGTCGCCAAATCCCTCACTCCTAGATCATCAATAGGCATGACGCTGCGCTCCTTGTTTGGCGACAAGCAAGGGATGCAGGTATAACCTAAAAGCGCAAGGCCGATCAATACACGCGAGGCTTATTGGTTTTTTCGGGCGTTGGCGTCATCGAACACGGCTCCAAACACGTAACTACCTATGACCGCGCCTGACAATCCGATCAAGGCAAGGACTGTCTGGTGCGTCAAATTACTATCCGGGCTCCACACGGTCAACGCCGGGACGGCAAGGGCGCAATACGAAAGAGTGGCGTGGATAATCCGGCGCCTACGCTTCCATTCCCCCGGCTTGGCAATCTCATTACTCATGAGCAAGAAGCTCCTTCACACTGGTGAGTTTATCACGGCATTCGGCAGCAACAGAGTTTAGTTCCAAAATCCAGTATGCGAGTTCGGTGTCAGACATGCGCTCAGCGGGTTTAGGGATATCAGGGCATGTGAGTAGGCTTTGGGGGATTGGCTGGCGTAGGAGAGCCTGTGGAGGCCCCGCGCAAGCCGTCAAGAGCAGCCCGCATAGCAGGAGAAGAAACACAGGAGACGGATTGTGGCGCACGGGCAACCCCTTCTCGAATAACGGTCACAGCCTGTTGACGCTCTTGCTGGGTCTTATGATATGCTTCCAAAGTGATTTGAGATTCTTCCTGCAATCGCGCTCTTTCTTGAGCGACTTGGACAGAAAGTTCTGCGGCATACTCGCGTCGGATCGCGGGCTCATGGAGAAACTTGAGCCAAAGATACCCACCGGACACAAGACTGACCAACGCTACAGGCAGAGTTAAAAAAGAAGATACGAGACTGAGCATCAGATGCCTATTGCCGACCATAGAAAAGAATAAGACGAAGTAGGGGGGCTATAGGCATTAAAACTTGTTCTGCTAAAAGAGCCGATTTTTAATGCGTCTAAACTCTGCGCGGAATCTCCCCCCGTTATAGTAAGTTGAATATTATATGCGGCGGTAGGAAAAGCGGTCGCAAATGTTATAGTTACCGCGCCGCTTGACGTTACCCCTGAGCCCCACTTCATAATAATACCACTCGGGAGCGTCATACTTCCTGTGGTGCTTGCGTTGGTCACAAAGTCAGAGGCCTTTATAACTTCGCTACCGTTGATAGACGGGTTTACTTTGAAATCTGCCTTGCGGGTAGAACGTGTGACTTCGAACACATCGCCTAGGGATGCACCCGCGTCACTGAATGCTCGCAAGGCAAAGTTACTACCCGCGTTTGATCCCGACTCTGCCGCGTTGGTGACTACAGCTTGGAACCGCGTGGTTGCACCAGTTGCCCAAGAGATGACCCTGTCTGTGCCCGCGCCGCCATAAACCCCAGCGGTGCCTGAAACGTACAGGGGGCCGGTCATAGTGTCGCCCGCTTTATCAACCGCACCTATGTCAGATAATGAGGCCCAAGTAGGCGCGGAAGTAGACCCGTTTGTGCGAAGAACTTGCCCGCTCGTGCCGTGGCTATTGTTAAATAGGGCGGCACCCGTTTCGTTAAATTCAAGTCGGCTAGAGCCGTTTGTGGCAAGCGCCACACGGTTCGCCCCTGGAAAGAATAGGCCGGTATCCCGATCCGTGACCGGGGACACGACCGTTGTGCTTTGAGAACCACCGCCTGCGAAAGCAACATAGGTGGAGACATACATCACACCATCGCTGTCATACATGACAAAGCGAGAAGCTGACGGGGCAAAGAACAGATACTTTGTGCCAGAGGACCAACTGACAGCCGAAGTGCCCCCCGTGTTGTTGCGGACAATAAGCGTTCGACTTACGGTTGGCGTGGCCGCAGAGGTATAAGTCCCTTCGCCAATTTCAAAAAGCGAAGGGTTCGTAAGACTGTCCACTGCTACGTAAGAAACGCGAGAGCCAGAAACCACACCCGCTAAGGCGGGCGTCAGATACCCCGAGACTGCTGCCCCTAAATCGTAAGTCCCTGTGCCCGCAGTGTTCGTTGCGACAAGAACTCGATCACCAACATTAACAGGGACGCCCATTAGTTATCTTCCTCAATCTGAAAATCGGTTGTCCACAAATCTTCCAATTCTCGATTTACCACAGGCACGTCCGAAAATTGACCAAATAGCCCTTCACCAAGATAGTCTTCTTCACGAGCAAAAAAGACTTGTCCGGTTGTTCCTACTTCGCTTGAAGCTGCAATGATACTTGAGGCTTCGCTCTCAGTCAAAATGGGGAAAGCAATTCGCTCTACGCGGTAAGGCAAACCTCGCGTGGCATAACGAACGCCGGTCAGCCCTGCCCTGCTTGAAAGGCCAGGATCACGGAAAGAGCGGGCATGCCCGTAGGCGTAAGAGTCAGTAGTTACTAGGCCGTCGCCAACCCACAGTCTGCCAAGCTGCAAATAACTAATTTCTGAGGACAGAGGGGGCACGGGGCTTTCAAAAGTCAAACGCACATAGCGCGCTGTGATGCCTGTTGCAGACCGCCAACCCCACACACCCCAAGGGTTAAGCGTAAAACTAGCAGCACCAAGATTAAGGGCGTCTGTGCCGCTTTGGCTTGAAACGCTTGCTCTAATAGCAACGGTGGCGCCAGACGGGGGTAAAGCTCCGTCACGGGGCGCTGCAAACGCGATGACTTTGATCGCCCTACTGACGCCAAAATCAAGGTCGATGACGGCATCTGTAAATTGCCTCCAATCGCCACTACGCCAATAGTTCTGCACCTGTGGCGTGAGCATACCGCGCGGCCCAAGCCCTGCGGCTTCGCTGGAAACAGTCAGCGAAGCCCCACTTTGCTCCGCCCAATTTTTCCATGAGAGAACCGCGCCCATTAACCCCACAACTCCAACTCAGCGTAGTCGCCTCTAGCAGAGATACCCCGCACAATAAAAGCCTTTCCGTTTGCCAACGTAGGGATGCCGGGCCACCTTAGCGTAACTGTCGTGCCTATTGGAATAGTCCACCAATTAAGGCCCCCCGCCCTAGGGCCAACACGCGCGGACCATGTGCGGCGGGGCACTTTGTATATTGCTAGCAAAGACTGCGCCAAAGTAGAGGCGGCGGTCTGGGATTCCAAAACCCCTGGTAATTCAGGACCATCAACCGCCAAGGGATACCTGGTTCTAACCGTAATATCAGAAGCAACAGCGAAGCGGCGTTTCTTCCCATAATACTCTTGTATGTGGGTAGAAGCTGCTGCGGCTATATCCCCGCCTTCCTGCGTCGTCTCAATTTCTTGATACGACACCTTTACCCGCCACCAAGGGGGCATAGAACCTGATGTTTCTTCTGGTGCGCTGATTTGCATATACGGCTCGATAGCGATAGTAGAAGTGGTGGCGACAGGAGCGTAGATTATGCTGCCTTCAAACTGACCAAGCGTATTAGCGCCCCACCATGCGGAACCAAGGCCTGCGGCCAGTTGGTTCATAGCATCTTCAACGGTGCCTTCTCGGACAATAACGCCAACCTCCTCTTGAGGCCATGCCGTAAACGAGGAAGCAGTCGCACTCGCCACACCGCCGATCACTCGCAAGATTTGCGCGGCGACGTGGCTGGCAGTAGAGACGTAACCCCCATCCTTCTCTCCACGCACGTCCGAAGTTAAGAATACGGGGTCGGCGTGTAGTTTAATAAATCCGCCGCCTTTATATGAAGCATATTTGCCATCTCCAGGGTTCTCCGCGACCAAGGAGGCGTATGAGCTTGCATCCGCGTGTAATATTAAATTGAGGCCGCCATCTCGCACCGCTACAATTTGTTGAACCGCTCCGTCATGTAGCTGATATATTCGATTTACGTCATCTATCAGAACGGGCTGCATATTTCGCACAAAGCCAAAAATACGCGGCTTAGCCACTCCTTCGAGGCCCGTGCTTCCTTCTGTCCCGCCTGCCCCTGTGTAAAGGGTATTGGCAGTGGTCTGTAAGTCAGCAGCAGCCGAACGCAGCGGCATACGAAGGGTGTCAGTGCCCTCAAAGGCTTCTGAGGCGCGAAGGGAGGCGACCTCTACCCAAGTGGATCGTGGGGCGTGTGTGGGGCGCCTGTGGGGTGCCCTGGTTAGCTTGACCCGGCGCCCCGCCACCGCCCATTCGCCTGCAATGGTATCTAGCGCGCCATCCGTGTTCGAGAAACGAAGTTCGCCTGATTCGATTTGAGCGCGCCTGCCTTCTCCGGGGTAGACAGGGATGAAGCGTTCTACCGCAGGGGGTTCGAGCATACGGGGTGGATAGACGGCGACGGTGCCCGTATCGCCGGGTTCCTGCACCCAGCCACGGTCAGAGGCCACGATAGTAGGCGCTGTGGCAACTGAAGAACCTCGTGTGTCTATCGCTGCCATAGGGGCACCGGAGGGCATAAATAAAGGGGGTGGGCGAGGATCGCCAACGCCTTGCGGGTCTGGGTTAATCTCGATAAGCCAAACAGATTCTTCAATCGCGGCGCTAGCCGCCGTAATAGTTACGCTCATTGCGCCCTCAGACGAGCCGTGCGGAGTTCTTCACGAAGCCCTCCTACCTGTACTCGAAGTTCGGCAATGGCTTCAACTAGCCCTGTGCTTTCTTTGCCATCCGAATCCGCCGTAGCCTCACGGAGCGAGACAATCTCATCGCGGACTGCGCGCAATTCAGAGACAACGGCTTGGTTATCAGAACCGTTGACCTCAACGCCAAGGCGTCCGTCAGGACCACGGCGCAAGGGCATAATAGCTTCGGGGCCAGCTTCGCCAAAGAGGGCCATAGGCGCAAGCGTGGGGCTATTCACGTAGTCAGGGATGCCGCCGTTGGCGTAGGCCATGATCCGTCCGTGACGGAATACACCGCCAAAAGCAAACCCGCCGCCTCCTTCTGTTGCGGGCTGGCTGTCAATACTTGGGCCTGTATTCGTGAATTGATTATTCTGTTCCACCGCAGCCTGGATCGCCTCTGCAATCGGCAGCAACTCAGCCAACTTACTATCAAACCGCTTGGTGTATTCCGCAGTTTCGGCAATCGCGGCGTTGGTGCGTAGGTTGGTCATTTCAGCGACCAAGGGCACGCTCGCCAAGTCAGGAAGGCTCTGCTGCGAGATAGGCGTTGTCGAAAGAGATTCTAGGCCCGAGACAACACGGCCACGGATGTCGTGGAAGCCGCCTGTAGAGGCGTATACTTCGCGGGCTAGATTTAGAAGCGTGTCTGCCGACTGCGTGATGCGGTTGAGCGCATCCACGTTGCCCGTTTGGGCCTCCGCCAAGTCGCGGGTAAATAATTCTTGTGCGGCGCCTAGGCGCCCCATGGTAGTTGTGCCTGACAGCGGGCTGCTAGTGCGAAGCGAATCAAGATAATCGCGGATATTCTTATTAGAATCCTTCAGAATCTTAACTCGTTCTGCGGCCTGTGTCCTTTCAAGTTCAACAAGCAGTCGAGACTTTTCTCCCGCCGTGATCCCTAGCGCGTCAAGCGAGGCGGTGAAAGATTCAATTTCCTTCTGGGTCTTATAAGCAAGCTCAATGCGCTGCGCCTCTTGGTCCATGCCTTCCGCCATGAGACGGCGCACGTGCATCTCAAGGGCTGTATCACGGATAGTCAGGCTACGTTGTTCTTCCAGCTTGGCGATTTGCTTATCCCGTGCAGCCAGAAGTTCTTCTTCGCCAATGCCGTATTCACGGGCTTTGGCTGTGGCTTGCGCGAAGGAGTCAATCAGCGCGTCCATCTGCTTCTTGAACTCAGGCACGGGGTCCGCAGTCAGGCCCTTAATGGTGTCTTGTAGGGCGATAAAGCCGTCTACAAACTCTTGCAGCTTTTCAGGACCGGCAAAGGAACGGGTTGAAAGCGCCTTGTTCAGTTCTTCGTTGGCCGTAGCAGCAAACTTTAGAGAGCCGAGAGCTTCGTTGAAACTTGCCGCTTCGCCATAGCCGAGGTTGCCCATGCCATACTTGTTGCCGCCCACAGCGCGGACACCAGATACCGTGAGGCCACGTTGCTTTAGATAGGCGTTGATAGCAGGTATCTTAGCGTTTGCTTCTTCAAACTGAGCGCGACCTTGTTCGTTGTAGTATGTATCCGTCATGGCAAGTTGACCGTCCTGCGACCGCAGGGCGTAACTAAAGCCTTTGCTGGAAGGCTTGGGGCCGATGAGGCCGCCTAGACCGCCGCCCGCAAGACCACCGATAAGCCCTGCGGCTAATGGACCTAGAGGGCCAAGCAGACCTGCACCAGCAAGTAGAGCCCCGCCA